CTAGAGGGGTACGGTTTCTGTCTGTACCAATTTTGTACCAATCAGGCTTTGCTCCAGCTTCCCGACCTCACTCCAGTCTTCACTGGAATTGATCCATCGGGCATAAGTCGTCAGCAGCATTTGCACGCTGTGACCAAGCTGATTCGCAATGAACCCGAGGTTCATGCCTGCCATGAGGCACATGGTAGCGTAAGTGTGCCGGCAGTTGTATTGCCGTCGGGCCCTGATCTTCAGCGCGACGAGCGCCGCCTTGAAGTGCTTGTCGGTCACGCTGGCCTGCTGAATGAACTCGAAGTTCTTGGTCGGCGGGAATACGTACGGCGATTGTTTATGCTGGCGCCGGCTCTGTTTCGCCCTCAACTCGGCCACGCTCTTGGCCTCCTCAACGGCATTCAATGCCCTGCTGTTCAGCATGACTCGGCGAGTCTCGCGTGTTTTCGTGCGCTCCTCGATCTTGTAGTCAGCCACGATTCTGCAAACGTTGGCGACACGCCCATCTGTATCCACCTCATCCCAGCGCAACGCCGCTATTTCCCCAGGCCGCATGCCGGTGTAAAAGGCGAACTCAAAATAGGCCGCGTATACCCGCATTGAACCGGTCAGCACTTCGTACAGGTGCCCGATGATCAAATCCGCCTCCGCTACCGTGAAAGGGTCAACCGGTTTCTTTGCCTTCACCGGTAGCTCAATTGAGCCGACCGGGTTCCTGGTGATCAGCTCATCGTTCACTGCGCACTCGAACATCGTGTGCAGGCGCTGGATCGCCGAGCGCTTTAGCGTCGACGACTTCCACGGCGTCTCTCCGGCTATTTTCCGAAGCATTGCCGATGTGATCTGGTCGATCGGAAGTAGCGCAAGGTGCGGCATCCAGTAAAGATTGAGGGAAATCCGATAGTTTTTGCGGGTGCCCCCGACCACTTCCCGGCTGTCGAGCCAGGTCTGTGCATACTCGCCAAACAGTGGAGTCGCGGAGTAGGTCGAATATGTCGAATTTGGGAAAAGCTCGGCGTAACGCTTGTCGTCCATCACGCCGTGCTTGATGAGGCTGATTACTGTAGCGCGAAGATCTGCGGCCGCTTTGATGCCTTTTGGCGTTTGGGGATAGGCGAGGGTCTCGCAGCGCCTGAATTTCCAGGTGAAGCGAATGCGAACTGACTGGCCTGCAAATTCAACTCCGGCGGGCAATCCCAAAGGCTTTCTAGCCATGCCTCATATCTCCTGATGCTGTAGTAAATCTGGCCATCTATTTCGTTCCACACCCCTTTCGGGATGATGTTGCGCTGACGCTTGCCCTGAAGCGCGCGGCGCGTTGTGCCGACCATCTCCGCGAAGTTCTTCTCCGCGACCTTGTCGGACAGGTACTCAACAGGTATTTGCTCGGCTGCTGCCATAACTACCTCCCGCCGCCCGCTGTAGGCCGCGCTGTCTTGATAGTGTTCATGGCGTGGAAGGCGGCGATGAGGCCAGGTAGGCCTGTCATGGGGCCGCTTAGGTAAATCCGTTTGCTGCAAAATGGACCTGACGGCATGATGTTCCTCCAGTTTCAATCTAAGGAGCGGAAGTGAAAAAATATCTTTATGGAAAGAGGAAGTTTCTTGGCGACATAATTTCAGGAAAGTCCGGGCTGCGTTTTAGCGACATAATTCATTACTCAGTAATGGAAAATGAGTTGATGAGGGATGATGAGCGTAAAAAGGTTTTTGAAATACCGAAGGAATATTTCAGGCTTTATGTGAATGATAAGGAGATAAATCCGGCGGATATGGTGGGGGGTACTGTTCTAAGTATTCCTGTAGACAGGTGTTATTGTGTTTGTCTTAGTAGTAAGCCTAATGACCCGATGCTTTTCGAACGCTTCAATGCTGATGTCTGCTTAGAGGTTGATCTAGAGAGTCTTTTGCACTTTCTGTCTATAGCTGTTAAGAAATTTGAAGGCATGGCTGTTATTCATAGAGATGTAAATTATTATCCTGCAGTAATGGCGGATGCTTTTCCTGACTTGGATAGCATATTGTTTTATAAAAGGGATATTTACTCTATTGAGAGTGAGTACAGAATCGCGATTACTGTTCCACGCCATAGAACACACTTCAAAGGCGAGGGTAATGACAGAATAAAAATGTTTTCTGACGATGTGAAAGATATTCGGCACCTTTTCATAAGTGGAAATACGCCTGAAATTAACAAAAGCTATCTCACAGGCGTATTTTATTTTCCGGAAGATACTAAGCCGCCAGCGAGTTCATAGATATGATCCTCCATGGGTCATTGGCACGAGCAAGGGCAGCCATCGGCGGCGGGCTGACGCTGTTACCGCACATGTGCACCTGTTGGGTCTTGGTAAACGGTTTGCCGTCGGCGCCGTGGCTGATGATGTAGTCGGCTGGGAAGCCTTGGGCCTTGTACAGCTCCTCTGGCTTGAGCATTCGCAGGCAGATGTCGACGATCACATAGGGCGTGCCCTTCACCATCACGGTGACCATGGCCAGGCGGTCCTTGGTGGTGATTGTCGGCGCGGGCGCATCACAAGCGCTGATGTTCTCGGTGCCGTAGTAGCTGATCAGGAACGCGGCAACGCGCAGCGCGCCGGCTTCGTGTTCTGGCGACAAGGTGAGCGATACGAGCGAGCTCTTGCCACCGCCGCCTGCCGTGATAGTCGGCGCCGGATCTTCCAGGCCCTGGCCAACACTGCCGCCGAATGCTCGCTCCATGAATGCGCTGACCAGCCCGTGGTGTTGACCGCCGGCGCTGACGGTGTGCAGCGGGTCGTTGAGGTTGCGTGCATCGCAGTTGCCACGCAGGTGCACCAGGTTCGCCACGGCCAACTGCTGCTGGCTGCCGGTGTTGGTCACCGTGGTCATCGGCTCGCGCATTTCCTTGGCATGCGTGGTGTTGAATCCGCCGTTGGCCTGAATCATCACCGCGGTGCTGATGGACTGGCCGCCGCCGCTGGCTGTTACGGTGCCGATCGGCCCGCATATATCGTTCACACCGTGGGAGCGGCGCTTGTTTGGGCCGGAGCCCTCGCCGTGGCCGGCCTGGACAATGCAGGCCGAAGCCAGTGCGTGCTTCACGCCGCCGGCGACAACCGTGCCCAAGGGTTGATCCACGCCCGGCACCCGTGGCTCTTGCCCTGGGCGTTCGCCGTAGCCCGACTGAATCAGCGTGGGACTGATCAGCGTCAACTCGCCGCGATTCGCGCAGGTCACCGTCGGCAGTGGTTCGAGCGGGTCGTTGATCCGGTCGCTGCCCTGGTGCGTTGCCGGCGCTATAACCGGGCTGACCACGGAGAAGGCGCCTCCCTTGGGGTAGGAGGTGATCGTGCGCAGCGGCTCGCCGGCGGACTGCACCGACTCGCCCGACCAGTTCGCAATTGGCACAATGAATGGCGCCGGGTTGTCGATGACGAATTTCTTCATGCCCTTGGCGACACGGCGCAGGGTGGCTTCGGCCAAGTCCTTCTTGCGGCCGAAGATGCTTTTGCCCAGGTCGGTAAAGTCGATGCAGTCAGCGGCGGTCTTCCACTTCTGCTGACCCTTGACCGGGTTCTTCGCGTGGGTTGGCTCAGGCCACACCACCGGCCGGCCATCGCAGCGGGCGATCATGAACAGGCGCTCCCGGCTGGTAGGTGCGCCAAAGTCGCACGCCTTGATCACCTTCCACTCGACGACATAGCCCATGCCTTCCAACAGGGCCACAAAGCGGCGCCAGGTGCGACCGCGCTGTTTCGGGTCAGGCACCAAGAACTGGTTCGAGACCGGCACTTGCTCGCCCGGTGCGGCCACCCGGTTTGTGGTCTTTCCTTTCTTGGTTGGGTGCGGCACTTGGTCCAGGGTCACCACCCGCCCGGTGGCCTTGTCGCGTTTGGCGATCAATCGGCCCCATTGCAGGATCTGTTTCACGTTCTCCAGGCTGATCACCCGGGGCCGCTTCATGCCTGCCCACTTGAGGCCGATCCACGAAAGGTTGCGGATCTCGCGCTTGCGCGGCTGGCCGCCGGCCGCCTGGGAGTGGTGCGTGCAGTCCGGCGACATGTGGAACCAGCCCACGGCCTTGCTGCCGCACTCGGTGTCTGGATCACCCTCGAACACGTCGGTGGTGAAGTGCTTGGCGCCTGGGTGGTTCATTGTGTGCATGCTGATCGCCTGAGGGCTGTGGTTCTTCGCCACGTTCACCGCGCGGCCCAGTCCAATTTCCAGGCCGGTGCCGGCGCCGCCACCACCGCAGAAGAAGTCGACAACGATCTCATCGTCCTGAGGGTTGAAGCCGAGTCCGTATTGGGTTTTGAAATCGAAGGGGTGTTTCTTCTGTTGTGCGGACATAGGGGATCCTCGCCGGCTGGCGTGATTCGTAAATTGGGTTGATGATTTGCACTCAGCAAAAACCTTACGGTGACTGCGATGAGCACGAAAACCGATGTGGAAGCGATACGCCTGATCGGCGATGAGGTAGTGCGGCTACTCAGCCTTCCCGAAGAAAGGCTTGAGGCCGAGGCCCGCCAGGGGCTTAGGTTGATCGCTGATCTTGCGCGATGGCGCGACCTGGCAGGCCTATCGACTGCTGAGCCGGGTGGCGTGATTCGTTGAAGTGGGGTATTTGTGTTCGGCCCGGCATGGGGCCGGAACAGGGAGAGGCGCTGTGATTACAAAAAAAATTACGAAGGAGATGGAGCAAAAACTGCTCGGGCTCATTTACAAAAAATACACCGATCGCTTTGGCCATGGTGTGCGCAATCTTGCTGAGTTCCCTATTTTGATCACTAGCGCAGAAGTCTATTTGGCTGACATGCCAGAGCTTCAGGAAATGGATGGCAACCTCATTCGGCATCGTTTCATCGATATCATGGAAGAACTACGAGCCAGCGGTTTTGTGACCTACGATCAAAAAACATCTTTCTTTTTGACTGATGCTGGCTATGCGCGGGCGGCTCTTTCACTAAAAGATAAAGTTTTGGATTTTTTCAACAAAAATCAGGGGCTAGCTGTGCCCATCTCAATTGTCAGCTTGGTAATTTCAATAATCGCGTTATGGGCTGGGAAGTAGGGTATGTCAGGCCGGTTTCCCGGCCTGGAGCACTTACTTCGGATCGAAAGCGCCGAGAGACAGCGCTGCGGCGTCACCGATCTTTTGCTGCAACACCGTCTTGAACTCCTGCGCAATGTCTTCGCGCTGAACTTCTTCCCCGACCCAGCGCAGTTTGAGCGCTGGCACTGAGCCGCTGGTGATCACGGAAATCCGCAAGTTGATCTGCTGTTCGGTCAGGCCTTCGAATGGGATCGTGCTGAACAACAGCGCGGCGGGCAGTGTTTCTTTGCTGCGTGCCTCGATCTGGTCCATGGCGCTACGGCTGGCGCTGGTGTCGCCGACGGTGGTTTCTGACTCGCTGGTGGCCTTGACGGTGATGGTCCTAACGGCGGCGATGGCCCGAGCAACCGGAATTGCTTTGCCTTCGTCATCCACCGGGGTCAGATACTGGTGCCAGTCCTCGATCCAATCGCTCAGATCCTTTTGCGTCATTGCCCGGCCGCCGATGGACTGGGCCGCCTTATAGCCGGCCGATGCCTTGAGCTTGAGCACCGCGCGGTCATCTGCGTGGCCCGGATTTTCGTCGGTGCCCAAGTTGAACAGCAGCGTGCAGGTCATTTCGTCCTGGTCGATGAAGCCTTTCGCGGTTGCGATTGCGCGGTCGGCGACGTAGGCGCTGAAATCGGCCAGCGAGTGGGTGGAGTAGATCCCACGGAATCGGCTGCGACCGGCCTGCCATTTTTCCAGCGTGACGACTTGGCAGCCTTCGGGCAGCACGATGGCCGGTGTTTGGGTAGCCAGGGTTTTGCCGCTCGCTTCGAGCGCGGTGTCGGTGATGAGCTGGATTGCTTCTTTGGTCAGAGACATTGGTCAGTTCCTTGATGGTCGGGCGTTTAGGTGCGGGGAGTGATAGGGGCTTGTTCGCGGCTGAAGAGCTGATCGTGCTTCTCCGCGAAAAGGGTGATCTTTCCGCCGGAGCCGACATGCATCGGCGTATCCAGGCTGGTGTTCTCGCTTCGGGTGCCGCGCTTGGTCGGCACCTTGTAGTCGAGCTTGTGCTTGATCTTCACCTGGCTGGACTCACCGATCTGGCTGAAGTCCAGGGTGATCACCAGCTTGCCGGCCTTGCCGTGGTCAACCACACCGGCGGCTACTTCGGAAAGGGCGTGGCCGATTTGGCTGGCGAATGCGCCACCGTTGAGCTCTTCGAGAAATTCTGCGGTATCGGTAGGAGTGGACATGGCTGTTTCTCTGGAATGGCCATCAGGCCGCTTGGGGGAAGGTTGAATTGCGCCTGGCGAAGGCGCTGGCGCACCTGGGTGTTGATTCGTTTCATGGGTTTTCGGTGAACTTGAAGCCGTTCTCCCGAGCGATGAGCTTGGCCCGCTTGTGGTCGATGCCCATTGCTGCGGCGGCTTTGTTGATCGAGGTGCCGGCTTCGGCCAATACCTTCAGGCCTGGCGCCAGGCGATCCCGCTCGGCGCGCAGCTTGCTGCTATGCCCGCCGCCGTAGGTGCCATCCTTTACGCCACTGACGCCCTGGGCGACTTCTTGCACGGTGCGCCCGGCGCCAAAGAATGCCTCTAGATGTTGATTCAGCTCATTGATGATCGAGTCCCGCGGGTTTGGCATTGGCGCGCCGATCACTGGACACCTCCGGAAAGGCGATTGGCCTTTGCTTCGAACTGCATTGCGAGGTCATGAGCGGCCTTATAGTCCTGGCGGAAGGCGCGAATTTTGCCGGTGGTGAGGTCGACGATCTGGAACATACCGACGCTTTCGCCTGTTACCTGGTAGCGCACCGGTTTTTTCGGTATTGGCCGATCAGTGCGACCGAAGAACGCGGCGTGCGCGGCGTTGGTTTGTTGCAGCAGCACACCGAGTTCGTCGATGCGCTCTTGAAATGATGGATGCATGGTTGATCCTCGGTGTGGGTTGCGTTTATTCGTCAGCAGCCTGACCGCCTGGTGTGTGCCGGTGGGCCCAGGGGAGGGTGCTGACGAATAAAGACGAGGCGTAAAAAAGCCCGATCGGAACCGGGCTTTCGTTCTGTCACAAACGCCTCCGTACGTGACAAGCCAGCGGTGCCGTCTGGGCTGCGCTGGTATCTGTGCGTTTACATGGCTGCCAATCCTCCGTTCTTGGTGGGTTGAAATGCAGGTGGCCGGCGCGCGCCGGGTGTTCGTCCGCATCGGATATAGCTCGAATCCCTCCGAGTGTTGTCCGTCTTCACAAGGCGCTATTGATCGCACCAGCTCGGGACAAGGTGGCCACCCTGCTATCACGACAGAGGGCCGAGCTATATCCGATGCAGCCTGGTGCTGGGGAGTACCAGGTGCTCGGGCCCGGGCTCGCACCGGACTTCCACGTCACCATTACTTTTATATGGGGTTCATACGTGTAGTTCGCCCATTCCCGTAGGCCTTCGCCATCCCGCTGCCCACTCAGTGAATGGGCAGAAGTGATGCTTACAGGTGGTCTTTCAGATTCAGCCCCAGCAGCTTGGCGCTGCGCTCGAGGGAGGTCAGCTCGGCCGGTTCGATCTCGCCGTCGGCCTCGGCCACGGTGAGCATCACGTTGAGTACGGTCAGCGCTTCGGCCGGAGAGTGGGCCAGGTCGCCCAGCTCTTTCTCGGCGTTCTGCCGCAGGATGCGAGCCCCTGACTTGAAGTCGGTTTTGGCGCGGTCGATGGTGTTGGAAAGCTCCGCGCCGAAGCCCTGGAGCGCCGGGTTATTGCTGAGGATGGTTTCGATCTTCGACAGCTCGCTCTCTTCCAGGTCGCCGTCGGCGGCCGCGACGTAGATCGAGCCATACACCACCGCTTCCATCAGGTCGCGTTTTGCCAGCTTGGCTACCGCCGCACGGGCCTGGCCGGATTTCTTGCCGAACAATTTTCCTAACATGGTTATTCCTTTGGGTTGTGTGGCATCCCGCTGCACCCTGTCTCCAAGGTGCAGAAGTGATGCTGTCCGTCCAATTGCCGCCGGAAGGGGCGGGGCGCATTGCATGCCGGGTCGTTCACACGGTTCTGGCGTTTCACCATCGGGCAGCCGTCCAGGTTGTTCCTGTCGTTGGCAGGCTTTCGGGCCTGTCTGCTCGCCGGTCGCCGGTAGAGGCAATGCGGTCTGTTGGTGCTTCTGTGTTGCGCTGACTGTTAAAGAGCAGTGGGTCTCTTGAGGCCCTGGCCGCCTGCTTGTGTTCAAGCTGCAAGTTGGCTTGCATTAATAAAAGCATGCTTGTGTTTTTAATGCAAGCAAGCTTGTGTTGATTTTTTGTACTGTATAGATATACAGCATCGGAAAAGGAGGTGTTTTATGGCAAAGCAGGATAAGAAGAAGGAAGCGGGGCCCAAGCCAATGACGGGCATGGAGCGATTGAATCTGCGCGTTTCGTCGATGATTAATCATCCGACGTCGCAACTGAACAGGCTGGTTACCATTCATCGCCTGGACACGGACGGGCAGATGGAATGGAGCGAGTTGCTATTGGTACTATCAGATACGGACGGTATCGAAATGACCATCGAGGATGGTGATGAGGCGATCACTCTGCGCTGGGAAGCCGCGAGCGACGAAGATCGACCGATAGAGGTTGATGATGTATCTGTGGCAGAGGATCCGGCTCCGTTCTAACGCTCACAAAAAAGCCCGCTCGATTGGCGGGCTTTCTTATTTTGTATCAGGTCAGGCTTTTCGGGCATTCCAAATCAGCAAAACCTTCGCGTGGATTGTGACGTCGTCGATCCTGGCCTGCTGGTCCTTGTGCTTCTCATTGTCAGAGATCAGCCAAAAATGATCCTCGTCGGACATCTGAAGGCGCTTGATGTAGAGCAGACCGTGCCAGGTGATCACATAGATCCCATCACCGATGAACTCATTCACCCCACGGTCAACAATGACAGGATCCTTGTCATTGATTGTGCCTTCCATGCTCTGACCCCAGCCAGTAATCACGGCTAGGGCATTCAAGGTGGTGAATGTCACACCCTTCTCTCGCAACACGTCCTCACGCACGATCAGGTTGCGGACCGTCTCGCTGTAATCCGGCGGTACCTGGCCATGGCCCATGGCGGCACGGATGTCGTATTGAGGAATCAGGACCTCGTCGGCCCTGGCGCGCAGGCCTGAAAAATCCGCAGGGATGACATTGCCAGACTTTACTTCGTTGGCCGTTTCAGCAACGGCTTCTGCGATCTTCTGCTTTGCGGCATCAGACAGATTCTTCCCGTGCTTAGCCAGCATCTGCTGAACGAGGTCAGCAGATGACTTTCCAGAACCCTCGGCAGATTGGGCTGGAGTCAAGCGACGCGGCGGCTCGCCTTTCCCACTCAGCAGCCAGTCGACTGTCGTGTCGTAGCCGTCGGCGATCGCCTTCAAATTCTCATTTTTTATGTTGCCTGTGTCACCAGCAAACCACTGGCGCACAGCCTCGTAGCTGACCCCGCAAGTGGTCGCTATGTCGCGCTTGAACCCGCGCGCGCCTACCTCTGGCTTACGAGCGCGGACGAGGGCAGTAATTCGATCAGTAATTTTCATGCGAGCAATCTACAAGTTAGCTTGGCAAGCATGCTTGCTTAGTAAACACAAGCATGCTTGAATTGGCGCACATCACAAGGAGTCAGCCATGAACCGTGCCGACGCTATCAATTATTTCAAAGGGATAGCTCCCTTGGCCAAAGCGCTCGGAATCACATACGAGGCGGTCCGGCAGTGGGGCGATGAAATTCCTCAGCTCCGCCAGTACCAGCTTGAGCTGGTGACCAACGGCCAGTTGAAGGCCGACAAAAAACAATCCGCTGCATAGGTCGTCCCCGCCGTTGATCCGTAGGGCAAATGATCGTGCACACCGTGGCGAGCATCCACGGAAACAAAATCGAGGTTTTACGAATGGACGAATTTCTGCGGGCCTGCCAAAGCGCGGTCCTCGACAACGAAGCGAAGGTACTGGCCGGCCAGATGGGTGTTCCTCACGTCAGCCTGCTGCAGCGCGCCAATCCCGACAACGATGCCCATCACCTGACCATCGAGCACTTGTTCGGGATCTTGCTGCACACCGATGACATGCGCCCGCTCGCAGCCCTGGCTGATCAGTTCGGTTTTGATCTGGTGAAAAAGGAAGCCCCGGCACCAATGGTGCTCACGGCTTCGATGATGCTCGTGGGCAAAGAAATCGCTGACCTGACCCTGGCTGTCCATTGCGCGCTTGCTGACGGTCGGGTGACTCAAATCGAAAAGCAGGCAATCCGCAAAGAAATCCATCACGTGCGCCACGAACTCGACGTGATGGCGCAGTCGGTAAAGGTCGCCTGAATTACAGGCATAAAAAAACCGCCTGGCAGGGCGGTTCGGTACAGCTTTAGAACGAGGTGAATAATGACCAACAACGCCCCCGCAGTCAATAGTTCTGGGGATGTCGCGACACTTTTCGGCCAGCCTGAAAAGGTGTCTAGACACCGCGCTACGAATCAATCCGCCGCTATGAGTGCCGCGCTCCTTATTAGTATCCAGTACTCGCCCGAATCCAAGTCTCAATTCCGCCGGGAATGCCTCGATCACTTAAAGGCCTCCCTGGCTCCTGCCCGGAACGTTTCCGCATGAGCACCATCATCATGAGCCTGTGCTGGCCACTGCAAGGCATGAGCGGCCCACAAAAAGCTGTCCTGATATCTCTAGCTGACAATGCGAACGACGAGGGTGTTTGCTGGCCTTCGGTCGCCCGTATCTCTGAGCGTACTTGCCTCGCTGAAAGGACTGTTCAGGCCGCCATAAAGTGGCTTGGCCAGGTGGGCATTTTGTCTGTCCGGGAACGGATGGGGCGTTCGACGATTTATACCCTAACCCCCGCATCTTATGCACCCCCGCATGAGGCGCGCCCCGCAGCAGATGCACCACCACCCCCGCAGGAGAAGCACACCCCCCCCGCAGCAGCCGCACCCAGAACCGTAATAGAACCATCAAGTGAACCGTCACAGGATGGCAACCGCGTTCCGCGATCGCCGTCTTGCCCGGTTCAGGACATCGTTGATTTGTTCAACAAGCTGCTCACTCCATCGCTGCCCGCGGTTGTTCTCGTATCCGATACCCGCAAGAAACAACTCCGTGCCCGCTGGAACCAAAGTGAGGTTCACCAGTGCCTGGATTTCTGGGTTGAATACTTCGGCATCGTTGCCCAGTCGGACTTCTTGATGGGCCGCGCGACCGGAAAGCCTGGCTCCACTCCATTCCGTGCCACGTTCGATTTCTTGATCGCGCCGTCCAGTTTCGTCAAGGTTGTGGAGGGGAATTACAATGCGTGATCCCTACAGCCTGGAAGCCGAACACGGTGTGCTGGGGGCGATGTTCCTGCGCCCTGAGCTGATCGACATACTTGCCGCTGACCTGGTGCCCGAGGACTTTTACTACGAGGACAACGCCGAGCTGTATCGCGGGATTTTGGCCTTGCACGGTGATGGTCATCCCGTCGATATCGTGACGGTCGGGGTTTATGTGGGTGATCTGCCTGGTGGTGCGAGTTCGTTTGCCTACGCCGCAGAAATTGCCCGCAATACGCCAAGCGTTGCAAACGCCGCTTCCTACGCCGGAACGGTTCGTGAGCGCAGCCTGGATAGGTCGATCATCGAACTGAGCGTGCGGATCAACGACATCGCCTACGGTGACCAGCCAGCGGCTGACAAGGTTGCAGCGGTACAGGCTGAGTCCCACGCCATTGACAGCCAATCGGCGACATCCGAAGTGGTCAAGGCTGAGGACTTTCTCAACGACTACATCGAGGTGCTGCAGGCTCGGGCTGATCGTGGTGACGAAATTGACGGCCTGTCCACGGGCATTCCTGATTTGGACGAGAAGCTGCAAGGGCTCAAGCCTGGCCAACTGATCGTGATTGCTGGCCGTCCGGCCATGGGCAAAACCACACTCGCCATGAATATCGCGTCTCACGCGGCTATCCGTGATGGCAAAAGCGTGATGGCGTTCAGTCTGGAAATGGATAACACGGGCCTGATGGATCGCTTCATGGCGTCCGAAGGGCGAGTGCCATTACAACTGATCAAAAATGGCAAAGCCCCTAACACCCACGGCGCCGAGCTGATGAGTGCCGCCGGCAAGCTCAAGAAGTCGAACCTGTTCCTGTCGGATCGCGCGTCGATGTCAATGAATCGACTGCGCTCGGCCGCTCGCCGCCATAAGCGTCGGTATGGCTTGGACCTCATTGTCATCGACTACCTGCAATTGGTTGAGTCCGACTCGCGCACGTCTAGTCGTGAGCAGGAAGTCAGCCACATGACACGCACCGCGAAGCTCATGGCCCGCGAGCTGGGCGTTCCAGTGATCCTGCTCAGCCAGCTCTCCCGTAAATGCGAAGAGCGCCCGAACAAGCGCCCGCTGTGTTCTGACCTGCGCGAATCCGGCGCCATTGAGCAGGACGCGGACATCATTTTGTTTGTGTACCGCGACGAGGTCTACCACGAGCATTCCGAAGCCAAAGGCATTGCCGAAATCATTATCGGCAAGGGCCGTGATATTGCCGGCGGCACCGTGCGTGCCGCTTTCCACGGTCAGTACAGCCGATTCGAACAGCTCGCAGCGGGCTGGGTTGAGCCGACTAAACCCGAAAAGGTCAGCAGTCTGGCCGGTCGTTACACAAAGGGAAAAAACTGATGGCATTGATTCGCCTGGCCGTTCCGGTTCCGGCCAATTACCGCTATGCGGTGCATTGCTGCGGCTTCAAGTTGGACATGGACGTTCTGCCTGACCATGCCGTGGCTTTGTTCGCTGATGAGGCCATGGCCAAGCGCTACGGCGATTGGATGTGGCCATCGACTTTTGAGGTCGTTGACCTACTTGCCCGAAAGGAGGGCAACGTTTGAATATCCAAATCAAAACCCTGACAGTAAAACTGTCGGATGCCGAGATTGTGCGCAACGCCAAGCTCAAGCATGTGCGTGACCTGCGTGATGCCGGCCACCCTGCATTGCACTTTCGTTTCGCCAAAAATCGTACGCGTGGCTCTTGGTACTTGCTCAATAAGCGCCACTGGCACCGCATCGGAGCCTATCCAGACCTCAACACCAAGCAGGTGATCGCAGCGTTGCCGTCGGTGCGCCTGCGCGTGGCGGCTGATGGAGCGGCCAGCGTGTCGGGCTGGCTGACCGTCGGCGAGCTGCTCGACTGGTTTGGCGACCGCATGGCCAAGTCGCGGGCGCTGTCCGATAAACGCCGCGCGGCCATCAAGTCTGCGCTCAGCTGCCAGCTAAAGCCGCGGCTGAATGATTTGTTGCTTCGCGATGTAAACGCCCAGGCCCTCGATCAGTTGCTGATGTGGCCGGTGCAGGCTGAGCTGTCGCTGTCGTATGTTCAGCAGCTGTTTCGTCTGCTGGCGATGGCCTTTCGTCAGGCGCGCAAGCTGGATCTGATCCCGGTTAACCCGATGGCCGAGCTGAAGTTCAGCAACTTCACCTCGGCGCGTATTCAGCCCAAGCCCGCCCGGCTGCGCGATGTGCAGGTGCCCGAGTTGGTGACGCTGCTGGCTGAGCGCTTCGACAGCGCGCCAGGTGACGCCATGCTGGCCTTAATGATGCTGTGCCACGGAACCCGGATCGGCGAAACCCGCCAGGCGCGGTGGGCTGACGTTGCATTGCCTGAGCGTGAGTGGTTCCTGCCGGCGGAACACACCAAGAGCAAGACCGAGCTGCGCGTGCCGCTGACTGATCAAGTGTGCGCACTGCTGCGCCGTTACCGTGACCGCCAGACCGCCCAGGGCTACACAGGGGCTTTTCTGTTCCCGTCACGCCGTGGCAAGCCGCTGAGTGATAACCAAGCCAGTGCCGTGTTCACTCGGTTGGGGCAGGGCGCCTGGACCAGTCACGATCTGCGCAAGGTCGCCCGCACCGCCTGGACTGACCTCGGCGTCGACGGCCACATCGGCGAGATGTTGCTGAATCACTCCCTGGGCAAGATCGCTTCCACCTACATCAACACTCAGGCCAAAGAGCAGCGCCGCCTGGCGTTGGTGAAGTGGCACAACTGGTTAGATGCGCGTGGCTTCAAGGCGATTCACGCGCAGACAGGCGTTAGATATGAAGATTCGCAAAATCTCGTAGACGCCTTGAACGGCGGGGCCTGCGAGCCAGAACCACAATTTGTTAAGGGCGAGGTTTAAAAATGATGAAAAAGCAGCATGGCCCCGCCTTCCGCCGGGAATTGAAGTTCATCGTTGAGTGCAGCGTTTGCCGAGGCACCGGCATTTACACGGGCGTCTTTCATCAGATGACCTGCGAGAACTGCCACGCCTCGGGCTGGGTGTGCGGCAGAACCCTTGCCAGGTTGCCCCTCATCGATGTCGTGCAGGTTCTCAACGCCAGGCTGCGGGAAGCGCTGGGTGAGATTGCCAAGGCAAACCGTGCTGCTGGTGGTGCGCACCAGCAATACGAACAGAACAACCGCCGTGGCCCAGGTGCCACCAACTTCACAGGAGATTGAGCCATGGCCTTCACACCGAGCTTTAAAGAACGCACCGCCGAAGATCTGCTTGAGCATTGGGGCCGCTGGGTTGTCCTGGGGTCTGGTGTGTCCTGCTGTGCCTCCCGCGAGAACACTATCCTGTCGCCTATGATCACCGACGACGACGCACTGATGATCGATGGGTTGATGGGGCGTCTGCTGAAGCGGTACCCAGAATGCGGCCAGGTGTTGATGAAGTACTACACCAGTCGCGATACCTCGCTGATGGAGGTCGGCAAGAAAATGAAGTTCGGCGAAGAGAAGACGCGCGGGCTTTGGAAGGCCGGTATAGCCTGGATTGACGGGGCTTTAGATGTTCGTCGTCAGGCGGCTTGAGTTTATCTATAGGTTACGCAGGCGCCGCAGCATCAGCATCACTGTTCGGCGCTTGGCAGTCAGATTGTCAAAGGGCTTGCTTGGTATCAAGCATCAGTTTTTTTGCTGTTTCGAAGTCTTCGCTTGTGAAGTGCAGTGCCACACCAAAATCAAGTTCTACGGTTGCAGGTCCGCTAGTGATCGCCTTGGCAAAAAAATCTTTTCCTTTTTGTGTTTCAGGGGAAAGAATGCTACTTCCATTTATGCACGCTTGAAGAAACTTCACATTTGTACCGTTTATTTTGTAGGGGCCAGCCGCGGAAGGCCCGCTAGTTTCGGTTGCTCCGCAGCTCGATCCAGATACGTCAACCAGATTCACAGTTATAGCATCGCCATTAAGGTTGGCGAGGGCGAAGATCTTCTTGTCCTCCGCTGGAGCAAGAGTGTAGGCAGTAGGCGTGAACTGTTTCCACTCACCTGCTTGAGCGGAAATGCAGAGCAAGGATGTAATGGCGAAGACAAGTTGATTCCGCATTAAAAACTCCATTTCTAAAGTAATCGCTTTGCGTCGAGTTCTTCGTGGTGAACCACTCGATCTGATGGCTGCTTAATATTACACCCGGTAAGCCCTATTCGGTTGCGCATAGGCGTTTGATATGAATGATTTGACATCCCCGGCCTATACCTATAGATTTCAGTTACTTTGCGGTTTTTCCGCGAGCAAAGCCCGACTCTAGAGTTGGGCTTTTTGCTTTCTGCAGTTAATTGAGCCTCGGCATTTGCCGGGGCTTTTTCGTTTTCGGCTCCACCACACCCATCGCTCCGAGCTGGGAGTGCTGCTGGAGCCGGATCTATTCACTTCCCGAAAGGGAGGAACCTGAGATGCCGAACATGCCAGACAAGCCAGACACCTGGGCGATTGTGCTTGCGTGGCTGAGCCAGCATGCGCCGATCCTTTACCCGGCCGGACTATCCTTCTCCATGGCCGTGTTGCGCATCACCTATGGTGGTGGATCACGCCGCCAGATGCTGGTGGAGGGCGTGCTGTGTGGTGGGTTGACCCTGACCATCATCAGCGGTCTAGAGTTCTTCGGGTTGCCCCAGAGCATGGCTACCTTCGTTGGTGGTTGGGTTGGCTTCTTGGGGGTGGAGAAGATCCGGTCGATTGCTGACAGGGTGACCGACTTCAAGCTGCCGAGTCGCAAGGTCGATTAATCCACGCCACGTTTTCGAATGCGCCAAGTCATGGCGCGCACCAGAAGCAAGGATCAGGAACGAATGCCACCAAAGGCTAAGCGCCCGTGCCGTTCGCCAATGTGCCCGGCTAAGACCCAGGCCCCTAGCGGCTACTGCGAGCAGCATGCGCACCTTGCCAGTGGCTGGGCCAAGCCCGGCCGAGGAACGGCTGAGCAGCGCGGGTATGACTGGGCATGGCGCAAGAAGCGTGCGGCTGTCCTCAAGCGCGACCGCTACCTGTGCCAATGCGATGACTGCAAGGGTTGCACCCTTCCCGCGTCAGAAGTTGACCACGTAACACCTAAATCCATGGGTGGAAGTGACGATTTTTGCAATTTGCAGTCGCTAAACGTCGATTGCCACAAGGCCAAAACGCAAAGGGAGGCGGCCGCCGCGCGCATTGGTCGCGTCGGCGAACGCGCAGGCATCAGGTAGCGAAAATGCACCGAAAAAGCGCGTCAGAGGGGGGGTGGGCAAAATCTCTGCAGCTTTTCGCCTTCTCCACCGATCGCCCAGTCTTTTACGCGCGACCGCGAAATTAAAAAATTCGTACTTTTGAAAATTTGGGGGGTGCCTGTGGGCCGTCACGCCAAACCGACCGCCTTGAAAATGATCCAGGGTAACCCTGGCAAGCGGAAACTGAACAAGAACGCGCCGTCACCCGACGCCTTAATCCACGTGCCCGACCCGCCAGATTGGTTCGGTGAAATCGCGAAGAGCATCTGGCGCCAGGTCGCGCCCTGGTTGATCGAGGCCAGGATTTTGACCGGTACGGACATGCACAACCTTGAGGCGTTTTGCATGGCCTACCAGCGCTGGCGAGAAGCCCAGGACGACATCACCAAAAACGGGATCATCGTCATGGGCGCCAAGCAGGAAATCAAAAACCCTGCCTGCACCGTCTCCAACGAAACGTTACGCCAGATGGCCGCCTATGGTGGGGCGCTTGGACTTGATCCTGCAGCCCGGGCGCGCCTCAAGCCTGATGGCGAACAGAAACCAGATAACCCCTTTACCGCACTGCGGGGAGGCAAAGCCGGATAACCGCCCTCTATGGCCAGCTCACCAAACGTCAACGCGGCGAACAAGTACGCCCGAGACGTGGTGGCGGGCAAGATTGAGGCGTGCAAGTGGGTGCGCGCCGCCTGCCGGCGTCACCTGAACGATCTGGCGAAGTCGGCGAAGAAGGGCTACCACTGGAAGTTCGATAAGGCCCAGGCCGAGCGTGTCTGTGTCTTTATCCAGTTGCTGCCGCACACCAAAGGCAAATGGGCCGGTAAGCGCCTGCTGATCACCCTGGAGCCATGGCAGAAATTTATCTTCTGCTGCATTTTCGGGTGGCGATCCAAACGCACCGGCTTACGTCGCTTCCGTGAGGTGTATTGCGAGATTCCCCGCAAGAACGGCAAGAGCGTTATTGCGGCGGGCTTGGGCCTGTTCATGTTCACCATGGATGGCGAGTTTGGGGCCGAGGTGTATTGCGGTGCGACCACCGAAGACCAAGCGTTAGAGGTGTTCCGGCCGGCCCGTCTGATGCTCAAGAACACGCCTCAACTCATTGAGGAGTGCGGCGCTGAGCTGATGGTGATGAACCTATCTATCCCTGAGGATGGCAGCCGCTTTGAACCGCTGATTGGCGATCCTGGCGACGGCAGTTCGCCCAGTTGCGCCATTGTTGATGAGTACCACGAGCACGCGTCGTCTTCGTTGTACGACACCATGATCACCGGCATGGGGGCCCGTGAACATCCGCTGATGTTCGTGATCACTACGGCAGGCTACAACCTGGCCGGGCCGTGCTACGTCCTGCGCGGACAGGTTAAAGACATGTTGCTGCACGCCCTGGGCGAAGGCGGCATAGAAAACGAAGAGCTTTTCGGGATCATCTACACCATCGACGATGGTGACGACTGGCAAGACCCCAATGTGTTGCGCAAGGCCAACCCCAACTTTGGCGTCTCGGTCGGTGATGAGTACCTGTTGCGCATGCAGGCGAACGCCAAGCGTTACCCGTCACAGCTGAACAAATATCTCACCAAGCACTTAAACGTATGGGTTAGCTCCCGGTCGGCCTGGCTGAACATGTCGGATTGGGCGGCGTGCGGCAATCCTGAACTGACCCTGGAGCAATTCCGGGGCCGTAAATGCTGGGTCGGGGTCGACCTGGCGAGCAAATCAGACATTACCGCTGTGGCCCTGGTGTTCAAGGACAAGGATAAGCGTGGCCGGGATGTGTGGACGGTGTTCTGCAGGTCCTACCTGCCAGAAGGCGCGATAGAGCGCGCGACCACCTTTAGGGATGCATACGAAGGGTGGGTGGTGTCTGGCGAACTGCTGACCACGGACGGCGAGGAAACCGACTTTGATGTGGTGCGCGATGACATCAAAGATCTGGCCGAGATGTTCGACATTCAGGAAATCGCCTACGACAAGTGGCGCGCCACGCAACTGGCGCACCAGTTGCAGGCGGACGGCGCCGAGGTCGTCGAGGTCGGCGGCGGTATTCAAACCATGAATATGCCCATGCGGGAGGTTGAAGCGGCGCTGGTTTCACGGCGCTTCAATCACCCTGCAAACGGTGTGCTGTCGTGGATGGCGGGGAACGTGACGACCAAGGAATACCGAGGTTGTTTGACCCCAATGAAGGAAGACGAAGGCAAGGGCAACTTGCGCAAGATCGACGGCATGGTCGCCATTCTGATGGGGATGAGCCGCGCAATGCTGGCCGATCAGGCGCCTGGCAGCCTTCTCGACAGCATCACTGACGATGACCTTTTAATAATGTGAGCCCCCTATGAAAACTTGGATTCCTGAGGTGATCGGGACGGCAGGCTTTTGCCTGCTTGTTTCCGGCCTGTACATCCAGTTCGGCCCGGGCTGGGCACTGATGGCTGGTGGTGTCCTGCTGTTGGGCGGCGCAATCAAGGTGGTTACGCGATGATCCTGGGAGCGATGTTTGAGAATCGCAGCTTGGAGAATCCGGCGACCAGTATGAGCAGTCAGGAGCTGGGCGAGTTCTTGTGTGCCGGCAACGGCATTGCTGTGAGCCCGGAGACTGCGCAAAAGCTGACGGCGGTTTATGCCTGTATCTACGTGTTGTCCAGCACCATGGCGCAGCTGCCCTTAAGCGTATTGCGCAAGGTCAACGGAGAGATCGTGCCGGCCACGGATCACCCGGCGCATTACCTGCTACACGACGAGCCTAATCAGTGGCAAACGTCCTACAAGTGGCGTGAGACCAAACAGGCCCACACTCTGGGCTGGGGCAACGGCTTTACGCGCCTGGTGCGCAGTCGTCGGGGTGAGCTGCAGGCGCTGGAGATGTGCGAGCCCCAGGTAACCGACCTGGTGAAGAACGGCGGCCGCTGGATCTACGCGACACAGGATGACGACGGCATGCCGTTGGCGGTTGCGCCAGAGGACATGGTGCATCTGCGCGCGATTGGCTCAGGCCGTCGAATGGGCACCAGTCCCATTCGGCAGAACGCGGAAACGGTCGGTCTTGGTTTGGCTGCTGTGCGTTACGGCAAGGAGTTTTTCGAGGGGGGCGGCCGCCCTACGGGGCTGTTGACGCTTAAAGACGGAAATCTAAAGGGCGACGGGTGGGAACGCCTGAAAAGCGTCTGGCGCGGCGCCGTGGGCAAGCTCAAACAGTCGGATAACAAGACGCTGCTGTTGCCGGCGGATCTGGATTACAAGGCGCTGACTATTGCGCCTGAGGATGCGCAGTTTCTGGATACGCGCAAGCTGACGCGTAGTGAGATTGCCAGCATGTTTAACGTGCCTTCTCACATGATCAACGATCTGGAAAAGGCCACGTTTTCCAACATCAGCGAACAGGCTATCCAGTTCGTCCGGCACTCGGTAATGCCCTGGGTCAAAAACTGGGAAGAAGAGCTGAACCGCCGGGTGTTTACCCGGGCTGAGCGCCTTGCCGGCTATTACATCAAGTTCAACCTGGCCGGTCTGCTGCGCGGCACCCCGAAAGAGCGCGCCGAGTTCTACCGGATCGCGATCCAAGACGGCTGGATGTCTCGCAATGAGGTCCGCGTGCTGGAAGATCTGAACCCGATGGCCGGCCTCGATTCGATGTTGCTCAACGTCAACACCACGTTGCTGGGCGCTAACGGCTTGCCGTTACCCGTAACGCCAAAGGAATAACCCAATGAGTGAGTTTGAGAAACGCATGCTGCCCGCGCAGCACTGCGAGCTTCGCGCTGTGCCGGCGGAAGAGGGCGGCGATCAGAATTCGTCCCCGCGCATTGCCGGCTACGGCGCTGTGTTCAATCAGCGTAGCGACCTGCTGGGCGGCTTCTTTGTCGAGATTATTGCCCCTGGTGCATTCGATGAGGTTTTGGGCCAGGACGTGCGTGGGCTGTTCAACCATGACCCCAACTATCTGCTTGGGCGCACGGTCAGCGGCACGCTGCGCCTTTCGGTAGACCAGCGCGGCCTGGCTTACGAAATCGATACGCCCAACACGCAGACCATTCGCGACCTTGTTGTCGAGCCGCTTAAGCGCGGTGACATGAGCGGTAGCAGCTTCGCTATGCGTGTCGCCCCTGGCGGCGACACCTGGCACGAAGAAGGCGGCGTGGTGGTGCGGACGATCTACAAGATCGCCGAACTGCGCGACGTGGGCCCGGTGTCATTCCCGGCCTATCCCGATTCAAGCGCTGCCCAGCGCTCCCTGGACGCCTGGAAACAGGCGAAAAACGAAGGCCTTGAGGGGCGCGCTCAGTTTGAGCGTGACGCCCGAGAGCGCCTGCTTGATTTGAACGACCTTTAAGCCCTTGGGGGATTTATGACACTGCAACAACTGAAAGAACTGTACGCCCAAAAATCCGCCGAAATGCGCAGCCTGCACGAAAGTACCGGGGATGAGGCTTGGAATGGCGAGGTCCGTGCCAAGTGGGAGGCCATGAAGGTCGACCTGAAAGCCTTGAAAGAGAAGATCGAGCGCGAGGAAGAATTGCGCGAAAATGATCAGTCTTTTATCGAAGAGCGCGCCCGCAATGCCAACCAAGGCACCCAGCATCAGCAGCAGCTGACGGGTGAACAGACTGAACTGCGCAGCGCCTTCGATGCGTTCTTGCGCGGTGGCGCTGAGCATCTGACTGCAGAACAACGCTCGGCAGTATTGGCCCTGCGCGCCCAAGGCGTACAAGGCCCCGAAGCCGGCGGCTATACGGTGCCTACCACGCTGCAGGCGAAAGTGATCGAGGCCCTGAGCACCTACGGCGGTATCGCGTCCGTATGTCAGTTGCTCAACACCGACAACGGCGCGCCCATTGCCTGGGCGGTGAGCAATGGCGGCGAAGAAGAAGGCGAGCTGATCGGCGAGAACAAGCAGGCCAGCGAAAAGGATGTTGAGTTTGGTATGGGCACGCTGGGCTCCCACACCATCAGCTCGAAAATCATCCGCGTCTCCGAACAGCTGCTGCAGGATTCCGGTATCGACATGGAAGCGTTCCTGGCCGGCCGTATCAGCAAGCGCTGTGGCCGTACCCGTAACCGCCTGATCGTCCAGGGCACGGGCGCAGCAGAGACTGCAGACGCGCCGGCCCAGCCTAAAGGCCTGGAGGCGGCCGTAAGCGTAGGTAACGTGACTGCCAGTGCAGCCAAGTTCACCTGGCAGGAAGTCAACGGCCTGATTCACTCGGTCGATCCGGCCTATCGTGCGGCCCCTAAATTCCGCCTGGCCTTCAACGACAAGACCTGTCAGGCCATGGAAGAAATGGTAGACGGCAATAACCGTCCTCTGTGGCTGCCGGGCATCGACAGCGACCGCCCGGCGACCATCCTGAAACAGCAATACGTGATTGATCAGGCGATTGCCGATATCGCCGCTGGTAAGAAATTCATGTATGCCGGCGACTTCAACGAGTTGATCTTGCGTGCCGTGCGCAGCCTGACCCTGAAACGCCTGGTCGAGCGTTACGCTGAGTTCGGCCAGGTCGGCTTCCTGGCCTTCCTGCGCTTTGGCATCGTCCTGCAGGACACTGCAGCCATCAAAGCGCTGCAGGGCAAAGGCGCTGCAGCCTAAGCCTGGAGCGGGGCCGTGCAAGCGGCCCCTGTGCGCGCATGTTGACGCTTGAGCAAATTAAGCAGCATTGCCGGCTTGAGCTGGACGACACCGAGGAAGACGAGCTGCTGCAGGGTTACGGCCGTGCAGCGCGCCGAATGGTCGAGACTCGCACCGGTCGCAAGCTAGTGCGGGTCGAGTTGCCCGCTGATGCGCCGCCGGATGCTGCCGGCGATTACGACTACCTGCGCGGCCTGTTGCCGGCAACGGCGCCGGGCAATGCGTTACCCGTAACGGATGACGTAACCCTGGCCATGAAAATGCTGGTCGCGCACTGGTACCGCAATCGCGAAGCCGTCACCGAAGCCACGGCAACGGGTTCACGCGCGTTACCGCTGGCCTTTGAGGCGTTGGTAGGCCCTTACAACTGGATATCGCTATGAAGCACCCAGGCGCTGGCGAGCGGGATAAACGCATTGAAATTCGGGTGCGCAATGACAAACCCTTGAATGACGCCGATCTGGTGTCGGGTTACATCAGCGTCGGCCACCGCTGGGCGCTGCTGGAACCGCTGGGCACGCTGTTGGTGCATAGCGGTATTCAGGTCAACAAGAAGATCACCCACCGCCTGACCTTCAAGCGCCTGCCGGGGATTGATGACCGGCATGAGGTTGTCCAGGGCAAGCGGTTGTTTCGGGTGGTGGGTGTGGGTGACGTGAACGAATCGGGCATTGATACGGTGCTTGAGGTCGAGGAAATCACCGGTAATCCGGCCAGCGCTTCGTCCATGCCAAAGCGGGATATCTACGATGAGTAACAGCGTCGAGGTTAATGGCTACCTGCATATCGAGGGTTTCGAGAAGTTCGACCGCGAAGCCTTCGACAAGCGGAAAGTACGCGCCGGGATGCGCAAAGCTGGCCGCCTGGTAGCGGGTAGAGCGCAAATGAACCTGGCCCTGGCCCGGGGGGCGGCGGGTTATCCGCACGTGCGTACAGGTCGCTTGCGGGATTCGGTCACGTTCAAGGTGTCGCGCTCTGGATTCATGGTGAAGGTAGCCCCAAAAAAGACCAGTGACATGCAGGCGTTTTACCCGGCCTACCTGCACTACGGGGTCAAGCAAGGCGGCCGCGTCAAGGGCCAGCCCGGTGGTCGTCGCGCACGCGGTGGCCGGGCGGATCTGGTGGCGGCCCGCCGTGCTGGAGGTTGGCGGATTGATCCGCGTGACAACTACATGGCCGACGCTCTGCAGGATTCTGCAGCAGACGTGCAGAAGATCCTGGGCGCCGCTTTTGCGGACGGCCTTCGGTAAACGCAACCTTTTCACAAGCCCCGTACTCCGGGGCTTTTTTATGCCTGGAGTTCAACGGTGAAGCTGATCCCGATCATCAAGCACCTACGCAATACCTGCCCGACATTCGCGCGTCGTGTGTACGGCGGGCTCGACTGGGACCCGGTAGCCAAGAGCGTTAGAACCGACATGCCGGCGGCTTACGTGATCTGCATTGGTGACTCTGCTGACCCTTCGGATACGCAGGGCACGATTCGTCAGCGAGTGCGTGACGCCATAGACGTGAACGTTGAGGTCTGGAGCGAAGACGAGCGCGGGCAGAGCGCCGCTGACCTGATCCACGATCTGCGCGCCGAATTGTGGCGCGCCCTGGTCGGTTTCAAGCCAGACGCAGACGGCGCACCGCTGCAGTACGACGACGGCGAGCTGTTGCTAATCGATCGTTCAAAGGCCGTCTACCGCTTTCGCTTCTTCACCGAATTCATGATTGGTCGCACTCCGGTGGGGTACGGCCAGCCACTTGGCCCGCCGGAAACCTGGCAGGAAGTCGTGGAAGACGGCCTGGTCCCGTTCGATGGCGTGAACATCGATGTCGATTTTATCGGCCCCATTTTTGACAAAAACCTTTCCCCGACTGGCCCTGATGGCCGGATCGAAATCGTAGCCCGCGAGGATCTGCAACCGTGACGCAAATCTACCTGAAACCAGTGGCCGGCCGGGATAGCCCCGACCCGGCCAAGGGCGGCGCCCTGCTGCCCGAAAAGGGCGACAGCGTGCCCCTGAACGCTTACTGGCAGCGCCGTATCAATGACGGCGATGTCGTGAAGGCTGAGCCACCGAAGGCCGCGAAAGCGACCACGAAGGCCGCCCAGCCAGCGGACAACGGGAGTGCTGAGGCATGAGCGGCGTAAGCTTTAATCAAATCCCCGGCGATATCCGGGTGCCAATGTTTTATGCCGAGGTCGATAACTCCCAAGCCAACACCGCCCAGGAAAGCCTGCGCCGGCTGATCATCGCCCAGGTGAACGATGATGCAGACAGCGAAGACATCGGCCGCCTGGTGCTGGTGTCGCGCACGACCCAGGCCACGCTGATTGGCGGGCAAGGCTCGATGCTGGCCGCGATGCATAAGCGACTGCGCGCTATCGACGTGATGGGCGAGGTTTGGTGCCTGCCGCTGAAAGTCGAAACGGGCACTGCCGCGAAAGCCACCGTTACCGTAACGGGCGCCGCGACGGAATCCGGCTTGCTCTATCTGTACGTGGGCGGTAAGCGGGTGCGCTCGATTGTCACCGCCCAGGCCAGTGCGGCGTCCGTTGCGGCGGCGCTCGCCAAGGCGATCAACGACGACATTGATTTGCCGGTGACGGCTGCAGCAGCCGAGGCGGTGGTTACGCTGACCTGCAAGTTCAAGGGTGAGCTTGGCAATGACCTGATTGTTTTGATGAACCGCCTGGGCCGTGCAAATGGTGAGTTCACCCCGGCGGGCCTGATGGTGACGGCCACCGCCATGGCCGGCGGCGCAGGTACGCCGGAAATGTCGGTTGCCCTGGCCGCCCTGGGTGATGAGCCTTTCGAGTTCATTGCACAGCCCTGGACGGACCCCACCACGCTCGATGCGTGGAAGGCGACCATGGATGAGAGTTCCGGCCGCTGGTCGTGGTCCAAGCAGCTCTATGGGCACGTGTACAGCGCAAAACGCGGCACGCTGGGCCAGCTGGTGGCTGCTGGGCGTGTACGCAATGACCCGCATATCAGCATCGGCGGCTTTGAGAAAAGCTTGCCGCAGCCGGTGTGGGAGGTCGCCGCGCAGTTCATGGCCCGTACCGCTGTGTTTATCAGTGCTGACCCTGCACGGCCCACGCAAAGCGGCGAGCTGGGCGCAATCCAGCCGGCGGCGGCGAGTGATCGTTTCCTGATTGATGAGTCGCAATCGTTGCTGACCAACGGGATTGCCACATTCAGTTCCACCGGCGGTGCCGTGCGGATTCAGCGCGCCATTACGACTTACCAGCGTAACGCTTACGGCCAGGCTGATGACTCGTATCTGGATAGCGAGCCGCTGCACCAGTCGGCGCATGTGATCCGCTTTCTGCGCACGCGCATTACCAGCAAGTACGGCCGGCACAAGCTCGCCAATGACGGTACAGCCTTCGGTCCAGGCCAGGCCATCGTCACGCCGAACGTGATCCGTGGGGAGCTGACCGCGGCCTATGGCGAACTGGAGCGCGCCGGCCTGGTGGAGAACGCCGAAATGTTTAAGGCCAACTTGATCGTGGAGCGCGACCCTAGCAACCCGAATCGCTTGAACATCCTGTTCCCGCCGGATCTGGTGAATCAGCTGCGCGTGTTTGCGCTGCTGTATCAATTCCGCTCGCAGTACCCCGAAGCGGCGTAAGCCGAAAACCGAACACCCAGCCCGCCACGTGCGGGCTTTTTTATGGGAGGCCGTATGGGCCAAGCAGTCGCAGGGACTTGTTACATCAAGGTCGATGGTATGCAGCTCGTTATTACGGGCGGTGTCGAGGTACCACTTTCGAAGGTTAAGCGCGAATCCATTCGCCCAGGGTACTTCAAGGAAGAGGACGTAATCCCTTTCACGAAGGTCGACGCGGTGAAAACGCCGGGGCTCGACATTGCGAAGCTGACCACCGCCACGAACATGGTGGTTACCACCGAATTTAAAGACGGCAGCGTTTACGTGCTGAGCGGCGCTTATGCGGTTGATGACATCACCGTCAACGGCGATGACGGCAAGGTCACGCTCAAATTTGAAGGCATTAACGGAGACTGGCAGTAATGACCAACACGACCATTCACAAACTGAAAGTACCGATCACCGCACACGGCGAGCAGCTGACTGAGCTGGAAGTGCGCCGTCCTACCACCAAAGAAGTGCGGGCCATCAAGGCGCTGCCGTACACCCTGAGCGAGAACAGCATGCCAGTGGTGGAACCTGATGTGGTGTGCAAGTACATCGCGGTTTGCACCGCGATCCCGCAAAGCTCGGTTGAGCAGCTGGACCTGGCCGACCTGAATGAGCTGGCGTGGATTCTGATCGGTTTTTTCATGACTCCGGCGTCGACTCCGCAGACCGCCTGATTAGCCTGGTCTATGACCTGGCGTATTTCTGGAAGGTCGACCCGGACAACATGATGGGCCGGCCGATGGATGCGCTGCTTGAAAGCTTTGAGCAAGCGCACCGGATCTTGAATGAGCAGCAGGTGGGTTAATGGCCGATAAGTTCCAGCTAAAGGCGCTGATTACCGGTGTCGACAAGCTGTCGCCGATGCTGGGCACCATCCGTAAAAACGCCATGGGACTGCGCAAGCAGTTGAACAGCACCGGCCTCGGCAAAATCACGTTCATGGAAGCCCTGCAGGGCGGCGTTATCGCAGCGCCGTTCGTGATGGGGGTCAAGGCCGCGATTGGCTTTGAAAGCGCCATGGCGGACGTTAAGAAGGTGGTTAACTTCGATACGCCGCAGCAGTTTAAGGACATGAGCCAGGACGTTCGGAACCTGTCCAAAGAGCTGCCAATGTCGGCCGAAGGCATTGCGGCCATCGTGGCGGCCGGTGGTCAATCCGGCATTGCCCGGGAAGAGCTGAATGCTTTTGCCCAGGACGCGGTAAAGATGGGCATTGCCTTCGACACCACGGCCGAAGAATCCGGCTCGATGATGGCGAAGTGGCGCACCGCGTTTAAGTTGAACCAGACTGAAGTGGTCGTGCTGGCCGACAAGATCAACGAGTTGGGCAATACCGGCGCCGCCAGTGTTGGGCAAATCTCCAACATCGTGACGGCCATCGGCCCGCTGGGCGAGATTGCCGGCCTCAACGCCGGCCAGATTGCCGCCATGGCGTCGTCCCTGGCTGGGGTGGGTATCGCCGAAGACGTAGCCGCGACGGGCATGAAGAACTTCGCGCTTACGCTAACTTCCGGCACCGCGGCTACCAAGTCGCAAAAGGAGGCGTTCAAGGCGCTGCGCTTGGACTCCGCGGCTATCGCCAAAGGCATGTCGGTCGACTCAGAGGGCACGATTAACAAGGTGCTTAAGTCGATTGCCAAGGTAGAGAAAAGCAAGCAAGCGGCCGTGCTGACGCAGTTGTTCGGCAAGGAGTCGATAGGGGCCATCGCGCCGCTGCTGACCAACTTGGACACGCTGCAGAAGAACTTTGGCTTGGTTAATGACCAGACGAAGTACGGCGGCTCGATGCAGAGGGAATATGCATCCAGGGCCGCCACCACGGCGAACGCCATGCAACTGATGCAGAACCGCGTAACCGACCTGGGTATCTCTGTCGGTACCGCGTTACTGCCACCGCTGAATGACTTCCTTGAGGCGGTGGGGCCGATCGTCTCGCAAATCTCGACGGTGGTTGCGGCCAACCCGGCGTTGATCAAGGCAATTGTAGGTGCTGCCGCAGGCTTTGCCGTGCTGCGCCTGGCCGTTATCACGGCAACTTTTGCCATGACCATGTTCGACAACGTGACGAAAAAAAGCATCGTTGGGATTGTGGTGCGTGGTCTGGCGATGGCCGCCGGCATGTTGATTGCCAACTGGTCGGTAGTGGCGCCGTACTTCCAGGCCATTTGGGAAAAGATCCAGGGGCCGGCAATGGCGCTGTGGGCGTGGCTGAAAAATGCTTTCACCTACACGCCGCTTGCCCAGGTGATCGAAAACTGGGGGCCGCTGACGGAGTTCTTTGGCGCGACGTGGGAGCTGGTCAAGGCGCTGTCTGTGCCGTTCTTTGACTTTATGAAGGCGGCCTTCGACTTTTCCCCGCTGGGTCTGATTATCAAGCATTGGGAGCCAATCACAGCGTGGTTTCAGAATCTGTGGGAAACCATCAAGCCGATCATTGAGCCGATCCTGAAGTTTATGGGCGGTGGTGAAGGTGGTCCCGGGATCATCAAGACCGCGACCGACAAGGCCAAGAGCTGGGCGGAAGAACAGCGCGAGCGTAACGCGGGTGCCGGCGGCGGTACCGGGGCCTTTGTCCAAGCGAACGCAGTGGATCAGGCCATAAACGCCCAGGCGGCGCGCAATGCGTCTATGGGCGGCCTGGATGCCAAATCCCTGCTACGTGCCCCAGGTACACCGTCGATCAATCAGCAGGCGGCAGCCAACCAGCGCAACAATCTGGAAGGTTCGCTGCTGATCAAGATGGAAGGCGCGCCGCCAGGTACGCGCGTGGAAGGCTCCACCAATCAGCCAGGCCTAAAGGTCGATTCGCAATTGGGCACCCGTAGCCTGTCGAGGTAAGCAATGGCCACTTGGCGCGAGCAGTTACAACCGGCGTCGTTTCGGGGGGTACCGTTTCACGTTGAATCGGAAAGCACCCCCGTAGGCCGCCGGACACAGGTGCATGAATTCCCCCAGCGCAACCGCCCTGTGGTTGAAGACCTGGGCGAACAAACCCGGGTTATCAAGTTCACGGCATTTGTGGTGGGGGAGGATTGTTTCTTTCAGCGGGACAACTTGCTGCAGGCGCTCAATCAGCCCGGCCCTGGGACGTTGATTCATCCGTGGTATGGGCAGATGTACGGCACCGCCACGGATTGTTCGGCGGGCCATGCCTGGAATGAAGGCGGTGTCACTCGCTTTGAGTTGATGTTTGTCGAAGGGGGAGAAAAGGGCTACCCGGCCGGCGTGCCGAACACGGCGCGTCAGCTGGAGGCCGAGAACGAAAGCCTGCTGGATTCCGCGATTGCGCGGTACAAGGCGGCAATGGCCCTGGTCAACAAAGCTCGCCTGAGCGTCAAGGCGTTGCAGAACGGCCTGGCCGGGGTACAGATGTTCATACAGCAGGAAATCAGCCAGATAACGGGGCTGGTTAGCTCTGTGGTCACGCTGGCCGACATGGTGGCGAACTTTCCCGACAAACTGGCGAGCATGCTGCAGTCGCAGTTTTCCAGCATGTCGACCGACTTTGACCGGTTCAGCCTTTCGCGGCGCACGGCCGGCAGCAAGGTGGACGCTGCCCGGGGCATTGCTGCGCTGCCGGCGCCTGCAGGTGGGGCGGCCACCATCGCCGCCGTAACGGCTACGCGTGACCTGGTGCGCGACGTGTTGATCATCGACGCGCTGCGCATTGTCGCGTCCATGCCAGTGGTACAGGCGCCGTCAGTGCTACCTGGCGTTCCAACCCTGGAGCAACAAGTAGCGGCGCCGATTGAGCGTGTCGAGGTGCCGGTAACGGACGATGTGCTGTCGTTGCGTGATGACATCAGCGCAGAGATTTGGGACGCGCAGCTGCAAGCCCCTTACGCGCACTTTGAACGCCTGGACAACGCCAGGAAGCTCGTCAGGGCGCACCTGGCCGAAGTCGCTAAGGCCGGTGTGCGGCTGATCGAAGTCACCCCGAAACAAACCTTGCCGGCGTTCGTGCTGGCTTACCAGCAGTTCGGTGATGCATCGCGCGCCGATGAAATTGTTACGCGTAACGCCGTGCAGCACCCGGGCTTCCTGCCACCGCTGCCGCTGAAAGTCGCCCAGGAGTAACCCTATGGACCCGCAAAACGCTGTGACACTGAGTGTCAACGGCATGGATTACAGCGGCTGGAAGAACGTCAGCATCACCGCATCCATTGAGCGCCAATGCCGAGACTTCAACGTTGGTGTGACGTGGAAGCTGTCCGGGGACGTGCCTATCCCGATTCGCCAGGGTGACCGCGCCGCCGTGCGCATTGGCGCCGATCATGTGTTGACGGCGTATGTCTTCAAGACGCCGATCAGCTATGACGCCAGGCAGATTACCCGGGCTATCGCCGGCCGTTCAAAGACGGCGGATCTGGTCGACTGCGCCGCGATCAACAAGCCCGGCCAGTGGCGAGGCCAGAGCATACAAACCATCGTGAAAGCCTTGGCGTCGACCTACAACATCGAAGTCATTAGCCAGGTGCCCGAGACCAGCAAAGTCACGGATCACACTATTGAGCCCGGAGAGACGGTTTTTGAGTCCATCGACCGACTGCTGACACTTTCCCGGCTGCTGTCCACGGACGACGAGCTGGGGCGACTGGTGATCGTTTCCCCAGGTAGTGCCGGCCGCGCGGTTGACCGCCTGGAGCTGGGGCAAAACATCCTGACCGGTAGCACTGAACTGGACTTTTCCGGGGTGTTTTCGGAATACCGCGTGATCGGGCAAAGGAAGGGCACCGACGACGAGTCGGGCGCCGCGTCGTCTGAGGTGGCAGCGACCGTTGATGACCCACGGGCGCCGCGCTATCGGGTGCTGCAGATACAGGAAAGCGGCGACCTGACGCCTGAGCTGGCCCAGGCCAGGGCGAACTGGGAGCGTGGCAACCGCATCGGTAAAGCGCTGACGCTCAAGTACAAGGTTCAGGGGTGGCGGCAGTCGAACGGCGCACTGTGGCGGGTGAACCTGATTGTCCGGGTGGTGGATTACGCCCTGGGCATTGACCGCGACATGTTGATTAGCGAGGTGCAATACAGCCTCGACGAAGGGGGTACCACCTGCAGCCTTTCGGTTGCGCCTGCAGAAGCTTTTTTGCCCGAACCCAAAGACCCGCACAAGTCGCGCAAGCTCAAGAAGGGCGGCGCGGCGGACAACTTTGAATACCTAATTCCTGCCGACTGGAAGCCCGAATGAGCAACATAAAAAACATTCTCGTACGCGGCACGCTGAGCCTGGTCGATGGCCTGAAAAAGCTGCAGGAACTGCAGGTGAAATTGCTGGCCGGAGAAATCAAGGACGGCATGGAACACTTCGAGCCCTACGGCTTCACGTCCAACGCCAAGGCCGGCGCCGAGGTGCTTGCCGGCTTCTTTGGGGGCGACCGCTCGCACGGGGTAGTGATCTGTGTCGCAGACCGGCGCTTTCGCCTGAAGGGCCTGGAGAGCGGCGAGGTGGCGCTATACACCGACGAGGGCGACAAGCTGCACTTTAAGCGCGGTCGGGTGATTGAAATCGAAACGATGACCCTCAAGGTCAAGGCGGGAACGGCGGTGGAGTTCGACACGCCGGAGATTCGCACCACCGGCAAGATCGTGTCTGCAGGTGATCAGGTGGCCGCCGGCATTAGCCAGGTTCAACACGGCCACACCGAAGTCATGAAGGGCCCGGCCATTTCCGGTCCGCCTGCAGCGCCGGAGTGATCATGGCTCTTATCAACGAAGAGGTGACTGAAAGCGTCTGGCGCCGCGCGGCCGTGGTCAGTCTGCTGACCTGGCGTCGTGCCGGCACGGATGACCCGCTTGATGATGCTGAGCGCTACGGCTGGTGGGGTGACAGCTTTCCCACGGTGACCAGCGACCAAATCGGCTCCCGCTTGTGGCAGCTGCGCCGTCGCCCCCTCAACGCGGACACGGTGCGGGACGCTACAACGTTCGCCCGGGAGTCGCTGCAATGGATGCTCGATGACGGCCGGGTGACGGCCGTCGACATCACCACTACACGCGGCGTTGATCGCCTCGACATGCGCATTGTTCTGGTTTTCCGGGGCGGTGCACTGCTGGAACTCTCTCTAGATAACTTGTGGCAGGTGATCCATGCCGTTTAACACTCCGACCATGCCCGAGCTGATCAGTCGTGCTCGTAGCGACCTGGCGGGCTCTAGCGCGCTGCTGCGCTCTGATGCCGAAGTGCTTGCCCGGGTCAACGCTGCAGCGTCCTACGGCCGCTATGCGCATCAAGCGTATATCGCTGACCAGATCCTCCCCGATAAGGCCGATGAGGACACGTTGCGCCGTATGGCACGGGCCAGGCTCAAGCGTGACCAGTTGCCGGCGGTAGCTGCAACAGGGCCTGCCAGCTTCACCGGCGCCGTGCGTGCCGTGCTCGATGCCGGCACGTTGCTGCAGCGTGAGGATGGGCAGCGCTTTCGGGTGTCGTTATCCGTAACGCTGAGTGCCCCTGCCGGTGTTGCCACGCTGGAGGCGGTCGACCCGGGGCAGTTGGGCAATACCCCCGCCGGCACCGTGCTGCGCAGCGTTTCACCCGTTGAAGGTGTAGCGGATACCTTCACCGTCCTTGAGCCAGGTATTGCCGGCGGCACCGAACAGGAGAGCATTGAGGCGTTACGCGCCAGGGTGATCCGCTCGTATCGAGTGGTACCACACGGCGGCAGTACCAGCGATTACGAAACCTGGGCGCTTGAAGTACCTGGCGTGACCCGGACCTGGGTTCGCCGGCACTGGATGGGTCCCGGCACGGTAGCGGTGTTCATCGTAAGGGATGGCGACGTAAACCCTATTCCTGGGCCGGAAGCGCTGGCCCAGGCGTTTGCTTACATCGAGGGAGAGCGGCCGGTAACGGCAGAGGTGGGCCTCTTCGCGCCTGTAGAGAAGCCGATTCAGTACGAAATCAAGTTGTTGCCTGACAGTGGCGTCGTGCGTGCGGCTGTCGAAGCGGCCCTGGTGGATCTGCACAACCGCGAATCAGATATGGGCGTCAAGTTGCTGGGCACGCATATACGCGAAGCCATCAGCGGCGCTGCAGGCGAGAAGGATCATGTGCTGTTCAGCCCTGCCGGCGATGTGGTGCCGGGCGCCAATGAGCTACCGACCTTCGGGGGGATCTTATGGCGATAAGAACAGCGACGGATTATTACCGCCAGTTGGTCGCATTGCTGCCGCCTGGGCCCGCCTGGGACGTGGAGCTGGTGCCTGAAATTCGCGAGCTGCTGCAGGCCGGATCTGTGGAGCTGGCCCGCGAGGATCTGCGGCTTTCTGACCTGCTGGCCGAGAGCGACCCGGACACGGTGCGCGAGCTGGTGCCCGACTGGGAGCAGGTTATGGATCTGCCGGACCCGTGCCTGGGCGAAAACCCGGCCTTTGAGGATCGGCAGCTGGCCGTGCGGCGCCGTCTGGTTGAAGTTGGCGGGCAAACCCCGGCGTTCTTTGTGCAGCTCGCCATTACCCAGGGTTACCCGGAAGCCACTGTGACCGAACACAGGGCGCCGCGCTTCGGTGCCGCACGCTTCGGTCGGTCTCACTTCGGCACATGGTCGGCGCAGTTCATGTGGACGTTAAACACGGGGCCACGCCGTCGCCTGGGCCGGCGGTTTGGCGCCAGTTACTTCGGTGAACGTTTCGGGGTTAACCCAAGCGGCGCACTTGAATGCGTGATTCGCCGCAGTGCGCCTGCGCACGCATTGGAATTTATTAATTACGGGGTTGGGGTTTAGATGGATTATCCAAAGAGTGTGCCAAACGTAGGTTTGGTTAGCGGTAAGTTTGTGGATGAGAACACAAGTACCGGTCAAGTTGGTTCGCTTATTCCAGCAACCTGGGGATCTGCTGTAACTGACGAAATCTTGAACGTGATTATGGGCGGCGGTTATGTCCCGGACGAGAACGAAAACGGGCAACTTCTGCAGGCGATTAAAGAAATCATCGCCGATAACATTCCGCCCGAAAAAGTGCGAACGACTCTTGCCGAGTACGGTATCACCGACGCCTATACCAAGGCGGTCACGTACACAAAGGATGAAATTGAGGCGAAGCTGAAGAACCTGTCAGCATTGCCGGTGGGCTCGCTGATCTGTTTTCCCGTGGATAAGGTTGCGCCTGGATTCCTAGAGATTGATGGTAGCGTCAAAAGCGCGGCCGCTTATCCAGACCTGGCCACGTTCCTGGACGGGGCGTTCAACAAGGGCGACGAGGGTGCCGGAAACTTCCGTTTGCCTGAGTCACGCGGTGAGTTCCTGCGGGGTTGGGACCACGGTCGCGGGGTGGATGCGGGTCGTGTAATGGGCAGCTATCAGGCTGACATGTTCAAAAGCCATACCCACGGCGCGAAGGTCAACCAGGGAGCGGCGGGTGGTGGATTCACGACCATTTATAGCACCGGCACACAAAACAACAGCGAAACGTACATACAGGCTGAGGGCGGTGCCGAAACCCGGCCGCGAAACTTGGCGGTGATGTGGTGCATCAAGGCGTGGAACGCGCCGATCAATCAGGGAAATATTGATATTGCGGCATTGGTGCCTTTGGCTGGCCTCACGACAGAGGCAAATCAAGGGACAGCGAAAGTTTCAAGTCTGGCCCAGGTCAATGCGGGAGCTGATGACGCTACGATTGTTACGCCAAAAAAACTGAAATCCGGTGTTTCTTATCTGTTCGCCAAAAATGGATATGTCACTTTTCCGACTTGGCTGGGTGGGCTGATCATCCAGTGGGGGACTGTGCCTCTCAACGATGACAGCATTACTGATGTGACTCTCCCGATTTCCTTTCCGAACACGCTTTTCAGTGCGCATGCAACTGTGCAGCACTCGGCGGCGCAGGGTGGCGGTACCGCTTCAAGCGCGTTGACATTTAAAAAGAGTTTGTCGGTAGTTTCTGTGGCCGTTGCCGACACTGGAAATCCCGGTGTCCGCGATGTTGATTACTTCTGTGTGGGGCGTTAATCAGATGATTTTTTATAGCCCGACTACTTGCGGGTTTTACGAAAGTGGTCGTAATGCGGTAATTCCCGATGATGCTATAGAGGTTACGGCAGAAGAGCGGAATGAGCTTTTAGCAGGCCAGTCTGGCGAGAAACTGATCGGAGTGGGGGGCGACGGCCGTCCTTTGTTGCTCGACAGGCCTGGGCCTACCCCGGAAAAGCTTGCTGAGTTAGAGCGTCGTTGGCGCGATAGTGAGCTGTCATTGGCGGCGAGCATGCGGGATCGTCACCGCGATCAGCTAGAAATCGAGGTGGAAACAACGTTGGCCGGCGAGCAATTCGCGGAGCTGTTGCGTTATATGCAGGCGCTGCGCGACTGGCCTCAGTCGCCCGACTTTCCTGATAGCCAGCACCGGCCTGCAGCGCCGCCCTGGATCGATGGCCAAGCCCAATAAACGCCCCGCACTGACGGGGCGTTTTCTTTTCTGCCTTTGAGACTAGCTATATGACTATCACCGAGCAGCAATTGCTGCTGATCCTCCCGAACGCCGGCCGCCAAGCCGGTGTTTTTGTTTCTGTGCTGAACACGGCCATGAACCGTTACGGCATCGTCGGCACGCCGCGCGCTGCTGCATTCATTGCTCAGGTTGGGCACGAGTCGGGCCAGTTGCAGTGGGTGCGCGAGATTTGGGGGCCTACAGCGCAGCAGGCCGGCTATGAAGGGCGCGCGGACCTGGGCAACACCGTGAAGGGTGACGGCTCCAAGTATCGTGGCCGGGGCCTGATCCAGATCACTGGCCGAGCCAATTACTACGCGTGCGGGGAAGCCCTCAGCCTGAACCTGCTCAGCAAGCCCGAACTACTCGAGCAGCCACAGCACGCCGCGATGTCGGCGGCATGGTTTTGGTCTACGAAAGGCCTGAACACGTTAGCGGACCTGGGCGAGTTCGTGAAGATTACCCGCCGCATCAATGGGGGACTGAACGGCCTGGCCGACCGCCAGGCGCTGTACGATAAGGCGCTGAAGGTGCTGGCATGACGCCCGGGCAGATTCTGGGCGCGATCCTGCTGGCGATGGTCATCAGCGCCGCCGGCGCCTGGCAGGTGCAAGACTGGCGCTACGGCGGAAGGCTGGCGGATCAGGCCGACCAATTCAAGACGGATCTCGGCCTGGTCAGTGCTGCAGCAGCCAAACAGGCTCGCGACGAGACCGACAAGCGCCTGGCCCTAGAGCAGCAGCTCGCCGGCCAGGACCAACAACACACCAGGGAATTATCCGATGCCCAACGCAACCAGGCTGTTTTGCGCGATCGTCTTGCCACTTCTGATCTGCGGCTGTCAGTCCTTCTCGACGCCGCCGATTCAGCCGGTGGCTGCAATGTGCCTGCCACCACCAGCACCGTTGGCGTGGTTCATGCAGCCCGTCGAGCCCAACTTGACCCAGCGCATGCTCAACGAATTATCGCCATCACCGACGCCGGTGACCAAGGATTGATTGCGCTGCGAGCGTGCCAGGCATATGTCAGGGCGATAAGTCCCCTGACCAAAAATCAACCCTAAAAAAGCGAAGCCCCGGCATTTAGCCAGGGCTTCTGAATGGATTGAGGGAATCGAACCCCCGACGCGCGGATTTCAAGGCCGCCGCTCTACCAACTGAGCTAAATCCCCATTTACCGTGCAAGACGGAGTGGCAAAACTATAAGCAAGGCAAAGTGCCACTGTCAACCTGATCGCTCGATTAAGCTTGAGCCCTTGTTCCTTACATTGCCTACGGCACTGTCGACCCTGAACCACTCGAATGCCTCGGCCGGCTCGCCCTGGTGCAGCACAATCTGTTCGGCGCGCTCTTTGGGCGTGGCCTGGTCCAGCCATTCCCGGGCCAGGTCCGGAGTCAGCACCACGGGTCGCCGGTCGTGGATGTCCACCATGCCGCCGGCGCTGTCGGCGGTGATGATTACGAAGCCGTCATGCTCGCCTGGGCCTTCGTCGGCGTCGGGTAGTTGGCCGATGGCAGCACATAGCACTGGTGCACCGTCGCGTCGACGGATCAGGTAGGGCTGCTTCTTGGGGCCACCTTCATCGACCCATTCAAACCAGTTATCGATGGGCGTAATTGCCCGGTGCGGCCAGATCGCCCGGAAGAACGGCCCGTGCGCTACCTTCTCCACGCGGGCATTGATCGGCGCGGCGCGGCCTTTCGCCCAGTGTGGCCGCCATCCCCAGCGCACGGAATCGGCGTGCAACAGGTCACCCTGGATGTGGAGGAGTGCGACCTGGGTGGAAGGGGCGACGTTATAGCGCTCAATGGGCTGATCACCCACGGAATTCGCCAGGGCATTGGGCATGCTCAGCGCTGCAACGAAATCGTGGATGCCCCGATACTGTGAAAGCCTTCCGCACATGATCCTTCCCTCCAAGCATCAACTCAGGCTAGCTGGCACTGGGTGGTTGAGCTTGTCGAATCTCGCCCAGAAGCCGCTGGTTCTCCCTGAACAGGTGGTCACGCTGCTGGGTAATCAAGTCGATACTTAGAAAGCTTCCTCTGTCAGATGACTCATTGCTCATCGCCGATATACGCTCAAGGGCATCCTTCAGCGCCGCCTCTGCTGATGCTTTACCGCTGGCGAGCAGATCATTCATCTGCACCAGGCCCGCCACGTTCGCCCGAGCTTTTCGAAGCATGGCGTGGGTCTGAATGAGCTCATCCTCGAGCAATGCGCACTGGTGCTTGTACATTTCCAGAGGCGTCGGGCATCCGAGCCACTCGCAGGTGTCTTCATTGAGGTTCAT